CTCCTCCACCGTATACGAGCAAAAAGCTGAATCGTTTAAATGGCTTTCGTTCAGCATCCGTAGGGTAGCGTCCATACATCCCCTTGTACAGTTCCCTGTGCATGTCTCTGCCATTGTTAATGTCCTCGATAAGTTGCTTGTCATTGGCTAGGTATGCTAGTGCAACCATTTCCAATTGACTGTAGTCAAGTTCAAGTATTGCGCCCTTATCAGCATACCTACTAACGTATGCACGTTTAACATCACCTACGTCTGTCTGATTTTGTAGGTTAGGATTTGTAGATGTTAGTCGTCCTGTCTTAGTAGCACAATGATTTAGATTGGGGTAGATGAATCCATCTGGAAACCGTAGATCAATTAGTCCTTGATAGTAAGTGTCCTTAATCTTACTTACTTCACGTATTACTAGTAACTGTGCAGCTATTTCACTACCCCTATCTGCAAGATTTTTAAGTACACTATCGTCTGTAGAATAATATCCACTCTTACCTACCTCACCGATTGGTGGATATACTCCCTTCACTTCCCTAACCTTCTCTACCTTCTTATATTTTGTACGACCATTTTTATAAAATCCTACAATTTCATCTTCTACATATTTCTCCTTGCCACCAAAAAAGAATAGGGATAGTTGTTTAGGGCTTGCAACATCTAAGCTAGGTGCATAGTGAGAAACAATGGATTTGGCTATTTCTAGTTTGTTTTCATAATGGTTACGTTGTTCTAACACATAGTCCCAATCAACACGCATACCATTCCTATTCATCTCAATAGTAGATCGTAGTGCATCCATCTGGGTTAAGATGAGTGGAAGTATTTCTAATTCATCAGCTTCCTTCCATTGCTGTTTAAAAATATCTTCTGTGTTAGCTACGTCATTGAACAAATACTCTCGTAGTTCACGCTCAGGAATCTCATTGGTATCCATGCCTGACTTCCAGTAGGCTTTAATCTTGTCATCTTTAAGTGCGTGTTCACCCACATACTCAGCAGTTAGTTCATCTAAACTAGCATATAGGTGACGTTGACCAGACAATAGGTAGGCAGCAAGTTGTGTATCCCAAATGGTAGGTAAAGCATTATTAGTATCACGGTAGATGTATAGTAAATCAAACTTAACATTGTGACCAATAACTAAACTAGCTTCATCACATGCTTTACGTATTGTAGATAAGTCTACTCCTTCTTTATTATATTCAATTAATATACCATCGTCTGATCCTACACCAGTAGCAATAACTTTATTGCCACGCCACATAGCATTGCCACTATTGTTACCAACAGGACAACGTATGGTAGTTTCAAGATCAATTACAATGTTCATTTTGTTTTCCATTTACTTACATATCTAGCCTTAGATGGTTCTATCTCCACTTCAAAACATCCATGACGGTGCGCTTCAAGAGTATCAGCCCCACCAAATAGTTTATTCTTAGGTATGTGAATAAATCTTTGTAAGTCCATTCCCGGCTCGTTGCTTTTACCGATTGTGATGATGGCATCTGCTTCTCCAATCTTGTCTGTCTTACTGCCACGAAGTTGATTCATCTGAATCCATTTCTCTCCCTCGCCAGTTCCATCCACTTGAGATATGGCAATAACAGGGCAATATTCTTTAGCAACATCTCTAGCCCATTCATATAGTTTGCCGATACGTAAGTCATCTCTAGCCTCATTCTCAAATCCATGCACTTTATCTAGTTGATCGAATATGATTAGTCCCGGTTTAAATTCCTTAAATAAAGTTGATATTTTATTTACACTTTTAATGCCACTATCATCATCAAGAATTAAAAACCTATCACCTCCATTACTAGTAAACTCATCTGCATACTTTGTAGCAGACGATAGTAGTTCACCACTAGTTACTTGATGGTATGCTTGTATCACACGCATCATCACCTTATTACTAGCTTCCTCATTGTTAATCCAAATCACATGTTCATCATCTTTTAGTTGACGCATCATATGGGATGCCTCACTAGCAGTGAATGTTGTTTTCCCTGTCTCTGGTCTAGCTGCAACAATGATGAAGTCGCCTTTACGCAATGGGCCTAGAGAAACATTTAGTTCATGTAATCTCCAATTAATACCTCCGCTTGCTACTACAGTTGATAGATAGTCTAATGATGGTTTAACAAACACATCATCTCGTTCAATAGATGCACCTATTTCCTTTTTATAGGTGGATAAAAGTTCCTCAATTGAAAGTAAGTCCCCTCCTTTTCCAAGTCCAATGCCTAGTGATATGTCATAAATTTTAGTTGCATAATCTGTCTCTATAAGTTTAGCAAGTATGTCCTTAACGATTGGCCTATCTGGTGAAGACAATGCCTTATCTAAATTGTCAAACGCCATCTCGTATTTGGATGGGTCTTTTATCTTCTTCCCTCTAACGATAAAAAAGAATGTGCGAAACTCAGCATAATCAATTTCAGTTCTGGTTGTATAGTTGTCCCAATACTGACCAAGTACATCGTAGATTTCTGATGTTATTGATGATACGTTATGTTTCTTTACATGATCTTTAAATCGTAAGTAATTGTCCTTGTTACTAGTAACAACTAGTAAGTCAATATCATACGACATTAAAACTCCATTTCTGATAACTTCTCAATTGAGAATTCTTTAGGTTGTGCGCTAACGATTGCTGTTGTGTTTGTGCATACGGGGGAAATTTCTTTTGTTAGTCTTAGCATACTTGAGTGACCAGCCTCATCATCATCTAGCCACAGTACTACCTTGGCAAATTTACCGCAAATTGAAAGTGCATTAAATGACATTTTAGTACCGAGCAAACATAAAGTTGAAAATCCTGCTTTATGTAGTTTGTAGCTACTTAGTAAGTCTTCTGTTACTAATAACAAATTATAATAACTATCTACTTTTAAATAACTATGTCTGTAGTTTGTATAAGATATGTATTTATAACCTTCATTAAATGTACGTATCTGATAACCTATTACTGAACTGTAGTCTTCGCCAAAGATTGGCAACACAACTCCCCGACTAGGATATGTTGTATAGCATATGCCGTACTCGTTTGTCAATATGTCGTCGATTTCATATCGTGCAAGCCATAACTGCGCCTCAATAGGCATGTCATTTATTTTATATGTTGTTTCTTTTAGCTTAGAGTATGGAATAAAATTTCTAGTAGATGATACATCTACATATGCTGATGCATCTGTTATTCTTTTTGTTGTTTCTTTTGGTCTATAATAGCCACTATCTCCGCAGTTGTGGCAATGCCATAGGTAGGCTCCATCCACATTCTTAACATATAACCTGTTCCTATTATCTTCTCCTGCTGGACATGTGGAATGGTTGTACTTTACTTGCGTCCCTTCAACGATGTTCTCGTAGTCATTGCAATTGTCAATCAATACTTCCTTCGCCTTCTTCCCATAAAATGTTGTCATCATATTCCTCATCAAATATTAAGTCTTCAAAGATGCAGAAATCATCATCATCAATGTTATTAATAACATCTTTAATATCAACATCATCTTCTTCAATCATTCTTCAACTCCGAATTCTGCCTTGATCAAATTAGCAGCATGGTGATAATAGTTGTGCCGACCTGCCGCTGCCTCGTGTTGGATCATCAAGAGATTTACAATTTGATCAACCATAAACTGCTGATGTTCTTTTGCGTTATCCATTTGCCGAATCTGCTCATCTTGCCGTGTCAGTTGCATGACACGCATTAAACTGATCAATGCTGATTCAGACCACTCTGTTTTACCATACACTTCTTCTAAAATTTCCAGACGATTCATGTATAACTTAACTCCATAAAGTTAGTTGATTCAGGCATTAATTCTAACGACACTCCATCAGCATGTTTAACTTTTTCTTGTAGATTATATAAAATACCACTAGTGTATGCACTCATCCCATATGTGTTTTCATTACATTGATAGATGCTACCAGATGAACCATAAAAAAGATATGTGTTTCCATGTTTCTCAACCCTATCAACACCACTATTCAATCGCCAACTATCCCCTTGAGCAAACCCATTATACCAACTAGCAAGAATTTTGTAAAACACATTGCCATTATTGTTGAATTTTAACAACACCCATCTATCAGGGTAATATCCCCTTAATGTTTTTTGAAGATCGTCAATGGTACGATTTACATCATCTGTTTCCATTATTTTACCTCATTTCAAATTTAATTACTTCATCTCGTAGAAAAATTCGTTTAATTAAATTACCATCTATTGAAAAATTTCCGGGTGCTAAGTATGGCCCTCCAGATGGGTCAACCATACCTAAATCATCTGTGTTTATAAATGATTCATACTCTTTACCACCATACCTACAATATTCCATGTTTATTTTTAGTGTGTAAAATGTATCATCTATTTTTTCAAACACATACTCATCTTTATATCTATTATAGTATTTCTTACCAGATACAAAATTAATCATTATGTGTACTCCAATACTTTGATGCTAGTCTTACTAATAATTTGATGAC